ATGAAGAAAGGTCAGAAAGTACGCATTCTGCGTACCAATCAGGTAGCGACAATCGTCGAAGTGGAGTTAATCAGAAAAAGTGGCAAGGTACACCGCTACTGTCATCTGAAGGTAGATAAAAAGCCAGACTTATGGCTGGACTCTTCAGAACTGGGTGGATTGGTAGAAAGGTGCCGGATTACTTTCCATGATGACAGAGGGCAGGAATTATACTTCGATGTGGAGCGTGATTATGGTAAGGAGAATTTGAGCATGACATTGACCGGACGTCCAGAAAACCTCAAGGAGCATCACGGAATCAATATAGTGATGGCCGAAATGTTCCTCGATGGTTTTAAGGCACACCAATCTCATTCTTGATAATCACCACAACATATGACGGAAGAAAATCTTACACCATATATCCCTATCGGAACTTTATTCAAATACCTGCTCAAGGATTACCGTAGGGAGCGACAGCGCACCATTCATATGGAGGCCCAAGTCAGAAGTCTGTTAAAGCGGAACGCCTATCTTGAGCAGGAAATAGGCAAAGTAAAGCAAAAACTGCTGAAGAAGGTAGAAAAGAGTGAGAAACAGATTGATTACTCGCAGGAAATCAGCCGGCTGCACCAGGCTGTTTCCTGCCGGAACAACACGATAGAGCAGCTCAGGAATGAGAATGCCCGACTGAAAAATGAACTCGATACGTATTTGCTGTTTCTCGGTAAGATTTAAGTCCTACCATCCGAACCCGGAAACAGTGTAATTCGTAGCGGCAATATACAGAACTATGTACTTTACTCAAGACGATATAAAACGAATCAAGGAGACTTCCAAAGGCAGGCTCCTCGATGTTATCGGTGACTTCCACGAACTGCGCAAACGGGGGGCCGAATATAAATGCGAATGCCCTAAATGCCATGGACAGGAGAAGTTGCATATCTCTCCGGCCAAACAGATTTTCAAATGCTTCAGTTGCCCGGATATAAAGGGCAAAGAACCGCTGGACTATCTGCAGAGGGCAGAAGACATGCAGTTCCTGGAAGCATGTGATTACCTGGCACGCAAATTCAATGTATTGCTCGACCCGAAGCCGGAGAAAAAGGCTCCCAAAGCCGCCAAAATGAAAAAACGGAGCAAGGAGGCCAAGGGAGAAAACGTAGATACATTCTGCGCCCGTATGCTTGCCGGCAGCGGGCTGACCTATCAGGACGTAACGGCACATATCTTCAAGAAGGGAGATACACAGAGCATTTTCGAGGCGAAGACTTTCCGTCCGGGAACCGTTGACGAATACGGCAATATCGTTGATGGGGATGATGTCATCATCGAATATTACGACCTGGACGGCATGCCGGTCACTTATACCCGTAAGCTGCCGGGGCGTGGCAAGCAGGAACTCAAAGTGTATTACCGCGTCCGCTGGCAATTCCCGGAAGAACACCGGGACAAGGAAGGGAAACCGTTCAAGTACAAGTCTCCTGCCGGCAGCGGTACGCCCATATACATCCCGGAACGCATGAGGCAGATGTACAAGAGGAAAGAGCAGTTCCCAAGACTCTACATCCAGGAAGGAGAAAAGAAAGCGGAAAAGGCATGCAAGCACGGCATCCCCTCCATAGCGGTCAGCGGCATCCAGAACCTGGGACAGAAAGGGGCATTGCCGGAGGATCTTGTCAAGATAATCACTGTCTGCGGAGTCAAGGAAGTGGCTTTCATTTTTGATGCGGACTGGAATGACCTCTCCAATAATATAAAGTTTAATACCCCCGTAGATACACGCCCCCGGTGTTTTTTCTCCGCTGCCCGCAACTTCAAGGAATATATGCGTATGCTGAAGAACCGCGGCATCATGGTAGAAATATTCATTGGCCACATCAACAAGAACGATGAAGGCGACAAGGGAGTGGACGACCTTTTGACCGATAAGCTGGTCGGCCATGAAGAGGAACTGGCCGAAGACCTGGAATTTGCCTGCAATGAAAAATCCGGAATGGGAAAGTATGTGGAAGTGTTCAAAATCACCACATGGAATGACCAGAAGCTACGGGAATTATGGAACCTGCACAGCCATGAGAAATTTGCCGAGCAGCACCGCGAGGTTCTGCAGGAGCTTCCGGAATTTATCTTTGGCCGCTATGCCTGGAAGTTTGACGAGAACGGCAAATTGGTATCCGCCCTACCCTATGATGAGGATGAGAAGTTCTGGAATGAGGACTACAAGGAAACGAACGGCAATAGGGTGCCGGTGTTTGAGTACGACTATGTGGCCGCCAAGACCTTTTTCCAGAACCGGGGTATCGGCCGTTACCGCCTGCTCGATACCAAACTCTGGACATATATCCATCTGGAGCCGCCGGTAGTCCGCACCATTGACGTGGAAGACGCACGCGATTTCATGTTCGCCTTTGCCGAACAGAACTGCAGCCGTTTCGTCAACAACCAGCTGCTCAAGGGAGGCTCGCAATACGTCGGACCGTTCCAGATGTCAAGGCTCGCCTTCATCCAGCCGAACTTCATCTCCCCGTCCCGTGACGAGCAATATTTCTATTTCCGTGACCGTTGCTGGCACATCACCCAGCATGAGGTCAAGGAAGTGGGATATGAAAGCATCACCCACCAGATATGGGATGAACAACGGAAGAACACCGATGCCAGGTACCTCGGCCACCCCCTCATTGTGTTCAGGGAGAAGGATGGCAGGTATGACTACGAACTCTCTCCGGAAGGCAGGAAATGCCACTATCTCCAGTTCCTTATCAATACCAGCAATTTCACCTGGAGAAAGAGACCTGAAGAGATTGAGGAGAGTGAAATCTTTGAAAACAATCTTCATCTGCTTTCCAAGATGTGCGCCATCGGCTACATGCTGATGGAATGCAAGGACGCGAACGTGACACGTGCCGTTATCGGCATGGACGGCAAGCAGTCGGAAGTCGGTGACAGCAACGGACGCAGCGGCAAGTCACTTGTCGGTGAGCTGATGCGCCAGGTTGTAGATACAGTCTATATATCCGGGAAACGGACGGACATCTTCAACGACAGCTTTATCTGGAATGACATCGACGAACGGACACGCCTGGTATTCATCGACGATGTCATGCTGAACTTCAACTTCGAGTTTCTGTTCCCCAATCTCACCGGAGACTGGACTGTGAACAAAAAGGGGGGCGCACGTATCACTTATCCGTTCGCCAAATCGCCGAAAGTATATATTCCTACGAACCACGCCATCCGCGGTACCGGTTCCAGCTATACCGACAGGCAATGGCTGATAGCCTTCTCCGATTTTTATAATGACAAGCACAAGCCCATGGATGATTTCGGGGTACTGTTCTTTTCCGAATGGGACTTCACCCAGTGGAACCTGACCTGGAACATGCTGGCCAACTGCATACAGCTCTATCTTAAATTCGGGGTCGTGCAGGCACCGGGCGAACGCCTGCAGCAGCGTAAGCTAAGGCAGGAGATTGGCGAGACCATCATATCCTGGGCGGACGAATACTTCAGCAGCGAAGAGCATTGCCGCCGTACCCCACGCAAGGAGATTTATGACAATTTCTGCAACTATGATCCGCAGCAACGCAAGTACATCACTTCCACCGCCTTCAAGGACAAGATAAAAAAATACTGCGAATGGAAGGGCTGGGTGTTCAACCCACACAAGTATGACGCCAAAAGCGGTCTGCCTCTCTTTTTGGACAAGGACGGAAAACCGGTCATAGATGACAAGTCCGGAGGAGTGGAGTATTTCACCATAGGCAAGACAGCCGGAGAGCAGACGCTCCAAAGTGACCCGCATGAACTACCGGTTGGCAATCCGGACAACAAACTTGCATTCTGATGGGCGAGACACATTCCAGTATCATGGCCAGGCTTATGCCACTCTACGAGATGGCGCCCGAACGTTTCATGGCGTTCTATGATGCGGTGTATCTGATGTGTGTCGATCTGCCGGAAGGCTGCCAGTTCCGTATCTCAGACCGTTGCCGGGAAAAAGACCTGGAACTGTTCCGGGACATCGTGAAGACTCTCATTGCGGAACAGCCTTACGACAAGTATGCAGGACAATTGGAACTGTCGGATGATATGGAGTATGTGCGGCGGACAACCGGCGTTTAACCTTCCGGGAACCGCTTCATCCCGAAATGGAGAAAGGGATAGAATATGCCAATTTATTACGATGTAAAGATACATATTTTCAACGAATTACGCAAACAATCATGCTGAAAAAAGAGCACAAAATATTGGTGGCCGTTTCTCCGGAACCGGCTGAACGCAAGAGACTGTTGAGCCGCCTGGCAGTACGGCTCGGCTTCGCACTCATCCCTTCGGATGCAGCGAAAATCATATCGAACGACATCTACGGCATAGACCTGGCGACGGCCTATTTCGTTTTCTGCAGCAACTACAATTTCCGTGGAGCCGTACTCACCAACCAGCGCTTGTATGAAATGGCGGCGCGAGGCTTGTGTGTGGCTGTAGGAGTCCGTTCCATTCCCCGTGAATATGAATTCATCTGCAAGGTGTTCTATCCGGAAGATTTTCCGTGATGACATTCCCGGAAAACACAATGCGGAGTATTCTTGAAAGTGCATATTAGGTATTTGTCTGCATCCGGCTGTGCGTGAGTACAGTCGGATGCAGTTTTTTCTTCTGCCCCTTCCCCCCTCCCCCCAACCCGTCATAATAACGATTCGGACAAACGTGCATGGAAGTGGCAGCAGACATGAGAATTCCCGGAGGGGGTATATTATTCTTTTTTTATTCTTCTTTTTAAAATTGGACTACCTTAAAAAACAGAGAAAAAATCGTGCATTCGTACGGATGTGCGAAATTAAGCATATATCAATCTGATATACAAATATTTATAAGCGTACAAATTCCGCACGAATCGTGCACGAATAGCGCACGAATTGTACTTTTCTTCAAAAAACGGCAAAAAGTACGCAAACGAAAGAATTAGTACGGTTTTGTACACTTTTTGTACGATTATAACAATTTGATATTCAATAATATACAGAACAAACCATGTACAAAAGCACTGTCGCACGATTTTTACGCTATATTCGTACAAGGGCTTGGCTATATTACCGGTATTTTGTATATTTGTGTAAAAATCAATGCTTTAAATGACGAAGAAAGACCGATTTGTTTGCTGGCTCCCTTGCAAGCCTTATGTCAAGCAATTCCTGCTGTACAATTTCAATGCCCCGGACGACACCTGGACCGAAATAGTCAATCTGTCCCCGGACAAGGAGCTACAGAACGACTTCCTTTCCAGGCTTGCAAAACCCGGACGATACGAGAACAGATACCGGAACCTGGCACGATATACCGCCAACGTGGCGGTAGAGATACGCCGTGATGACTTCTACCGATACGGATGGGCGATGTCGAATACCGAAGTGGTGGCGTTCGGCAGTAAGGTGGAGAGACGGATCAAGCAGATGCTTTTCCTCTATCTCGACACCCATGTCAGTATCGGAATCCCACTCTCGACCGCCATCCGCAACTTTCAAAACAGCTTCGGCTTTGATGACGACACCTGGTCTTATGAGACTATCCGCAGGGAGTATAACCGGCATGGATATAGGAAAACGGTGGAGAATACCACGATTTTAGACTTTATTAACCGTATAATTTTGGGGAAGTTGTCCGAATTCGGGACAATTTCCCAGCAGGGAAAAATGGCTTATGAAAGCAATGCATTATGATTTTGAAAACGTCGGAGGATTGTTGCAGGTGATTGCCGTGCCTCCGGCCTCGTTCGTGCAAATCCGTAAGGACTATGCCGCCGGTCTGAACTATCTGGAACTCCGCAACCGGGAAGATATTGTTTCCATACCGGTATATGCCAATGACACCTATTCCTATAATGAAGACAAGGAGGTGAATGACGCGGGGGACTGCTGGAACGTTTCCATTGAAGGGGTGATTCCGAAACTTTCCCCGGCAAACCATCAGCTGATGGAGATGCTGGAGCGTGGCTTGTGGTATGTACTGGCAGTGGACGGCAACGGGGCGGTCCATTGGTGCGGGCAGGAGGACGCACTCATGCTGTTCGCCACAAACAAGACAAGCGGACGTTCCGTGTCGGAACGGAACGGCACCTCATTCACGTTCACCTGCATCCAGGATGAACCGACCGTCTATATTGAAAACATGGAGGAAATATAACCGTACGGCTTCCTTTGCTGACACGCAACACTCTTTCAGTCAAATATTTATCTGTCCGCTGACGGTACCCAATGTCCTTGGGTACCGTTTTTTTTGCGTTTTTCTTTGCGCAAAAATAAGTTTTATGAACGAGACAGTTATCACATTATTCGGCAGTATTGACCGGTATTGGCACAATAAGAATTATCTGAAATACTTCCTTGACAAGGCCAAAGGCCAGCCCGTACGCCTGAAGGTTTCCAGTTATGGCGGTGATGTGGCCGAAGCGGTCGCCATGTCCGCCTTGATGGCCGAGCACGGTAACGTGACGGTGGAGTTCATCAGCTTCAACGCTTCGGCGGCCACCATATTGGCGTTCGGCGCCAAGTCCATCGAGATGCACGAGGACGGCATGTGGCTGGCGCATAAATGCAGCCTGGGAGTGGACATCTGGGGCCAGCTCAATGCGGACCAACTGGAGGACACCATCAAGGAACTGCAGAACAAGAAGAAGAGCGCGGAAGCCATTGACCTGATGATTGCACAGAAGTACATCAACCGTAGCGGCAAAAGCCTGAAGGAGATTATCACCCTGATGGAAGAGGAACGCTGGATGCCTGCCGCCGAAGCCAAGGAATGGGGATTCATAGACAAGATCATTCCCGGTACCCATAAAAAGCCACAGGTGACCAATGAAATGACCGACTGCTTCACCGCACTTGGTATACCGTTGCCGGCTATCGATTCGGAGGAGAAGCCGGAACCGGAAGGCCGTGACAAAAACTTGGTCTCCCAGATTATCGACGGTATCAAAGGGCTGTTCCCTGCCGGCAACAAGACTGACATTTCTAATTCTTCAAATACAGTTATGCGTAAAGAATTTACTTTCATCAACCAGATCCTCAACTGCGAAGGCGTTGAGGAAAAAGACGGTAAGATGTTGCTTACCGTGGAGAATCTGCAGGCCATCAACGACGCCGCCAAGGCCGCCAACGAAGCGAAGGCCAAAGCGGAGAATGACCTGGCTGTCGCCAACACCGCCAAGAAGACTGCCGAAAACAGTCTGACGGCAGTCGTGAATGACCTTGACAGCCTGAGTGACAGCGTCAGGAATGCCGCCGACAACAAGGCCAAGGTACAGGTTATCCGTGATATCGTGGCCAAGATTCCCGGAACGGCAACCGCCAGTCATCAGGAATCGAACGAAGACAGCAAGTTTGCCGATATCGCTACGGATCCGATCAACAGTTATGAGAATGAATAACATCTAAACTATTCTATTTATGGATTTTAAAGCACCTATTGACATTACCACGGTTCTGACCGCGGTAAAAAAGCACAGAGACATCCTGAAGGCGGTCGATAAGCTCGACGCTTCGGAGGTATTGAAACATTTCACTCCGGTACCGGGCATTACCGATTCTCTTGAATTGGGCAAGGTAGAGGGTGGAAGTATTTCCAGCAAGTACACCGGTAAGTTTACAGCTGGCAAGTATCTGGGTAAGATTGTTCCCCGCCGCTTGGTAGTACGTCCGGTTGTGATGGAGATGTCCGACGAGCCGGAACGCTACCGCCGTACCTACATTGCCGAGGTTCCCGGTACACTCCGCAAAGAACATCCCTTCGAGCTGTGGCTGATCAACCACGGGCACGAACTGGCATCCAATGATTTGCTGTTTGCCATCTTCACGGCAAAATACAGTGCGGATGAGAACAAGACGGACATTCAGGACTCTTTCGACGGTATCGGTACCATTATCACTGAAGGCGAAGCTGTCGGAGACATCTCCAGTGCCGAGGGTAACGTTTATGCGACCGGTGAGCTGACACTTGCCAATGTCGGCGAGAAGCTACTGGAGATGTGGCGCCACATGCCGCGTACCTTCAAGCGCAAGAAGAACATCAAGATGTTCATCAGCGATGACATCGGTGACATGTATGATGACTGGCGCAAAGGTGAAGGCGTGATTGTCATCGGACTCAAGGAGGACACTTCCGACACGCAGCACCTGCTTGGATCCAACAACCGCTGCGAGCTGGTGCGTGTTCCGAACCTTCCCGACGGCAGCCAGTTCGTCATGCTGACCACCAAGGAGAACGTATGCTACGGTTTTGACAAGGAGAGCGACTTCAAGTCCATCAAGCCGTTCATGTCCGGCAATCCCTATACCTTCGACGCTGCGGGCAAGTATGTAATCGGCTTCCAGTTCGTGTCTGTGCACAAGTCCGAGTTCTGCGTCAACGACCGTCCGGTGGACCCGGAAGGGACCAATCCGTTCGGATACATTGAAGTGACCATTACGCCGGATGAAGCGGCCAACAACGGAGGCAAATGGCGTATCCAGGGCGAGGAAGCCTGGCGTGAGTCCGGCACGTATGTGGCTGTTCCCGGTGGAAAGGAATATACCGTGGAGTTCCTGGAGGCTGCCGGATACACCACTCCTGCCGTGCAGAAGAAGACGCCCGCTGCGGGTGCAGTAGAGAAAGTGACGGGTACATACGTTGTTAAATCTTAAAAAATGGCGTGATTATGGCAGAAGTAGACCCTAAATTATGTATTGCCCTTGATGACATCAACGAGGCAATGGACTGCGAGAACCAGGACAACATGGGCGGTATCATACCGTCCGTCATCTTCGGTTATCATGCGGATGTGGCGACCTGGCCGGACTACCCGAAAAAGACGGAATCCCCTCTTTCTCTTGAAGAAGCCGGTACATTGGTCGGTGACCTGGTCATGAAGGAAGGCTGCAGGGCATACAAGATGGATTTCACCGACGAGCTGGCCGAGTTCAAGATTACCGACCAGGGAGAAAGCGGCGGGGAATCGTTCCTGATGGACCTGAATATCATTTCGGCCAAAATGCGAAAGAAGATATTCGGTTTCGAGAATGCGACCAAAGGGCGCAAGATGTTCTTTATCGTGACCGACAACAACGGCACGAACTACCTGATGGGTGACAAGCGGCGCGGCGCGCTCCGTGCATCGGGTGACGGCGCCACTACCGGAGCAAGCTCCACCGCACGCAACCAGAACACCCTCCACTACACCTTTACCGCACCGCGCAAATGTGTGTATGAGGGGGACACGGAGGACATCCTGACTGTAAAAGCCGCATCAGAAGTTCCATAAGACTTTTTTGTTCATGATTGGTTGTTCATGTCCGTCTCTCGCTCTCAGGCAGGGGCGGACACTTTGTTTTGTCCTATTCCGGCAACAAAAATCGCAATAGCTTTGCGTATCATCAAAAAACAACGTACATACAATGTCAAAGATTACACAGAACTACATTGAGGCGCGCAGGGACGGCATCAAGTGGCTGAACTCGCAGAAACGTGATTACAGCACCGGTGTGAATATCCTGACCCGTTCAGGATATAAGGGGTTTGTCGCCGCACGTCTGGCACGCCAGGGCGAAAAGCCGCATACCCGCGAGAAGCTGGAGTATGAAATCCGGCAGATGATCAAGGTGTGGTACCATCCGGATGACCCGCGCTTTGAGGATGTGGACCTGGCAGATGATGCAATGACGGGCAATGACGGGCGTTCCGAGACGGTTCCCGAAGAGACGGCTGCCGCCATTGTCGCCGTTGCGGAGAGGGAACTGGCGCATGAGGCGGACGAACAGCCCGCTTATCCTCCGGTGATGGCCAAAATCATCTATGACTTCCGGGAATGCTACAACGAACGTTCACGCCAGCACCGGATGCTTGCCGGACTGGGTGAGACAAACACGCAGGCTGTATGTACGCAGCGCAAGGATATTGTCGCCCGTATAGCCTTTCTCTCCAACCGCATGACACTGCTGGCTGCCATCAAAAGGCAGTTCGAGCAGGACAGGGAACTGCCGACTGACAAGCAGCTGGACGAACTCTACAAAAAAGCGGATACCCCCGAAGAAAATCCGGAAAAGGAAGAGGACGAGACCGACATCAGTTCCCTATCCGTGGAAGAGCTGAAGAAAGCGAAATCCAATGCCAAGAGCAAGATTACCAAGGCAAGGAACATGCTGCTGTACTCTTCGGAAAGCAAACCCAAGGACGGCAAGGAGAATCCCCTTCCCGACTGCCCCAAACGCGTGAAATACGAGAAGAAGGTGGCTGCCCAGGAAGCACTGGTGGAAAGGATAGAATATCGTTTGGCAGAACTGTAATAGGTTAGGTTATGTTGGTCTGTTGCAGCGAGATTGAGAATAAGATGATGCCGGCGGATGATGCAGTAAGTCCTATGCAGGGAGACCGATACCCGACAGGCTACATCCGCCGAACGGATGCGGCAGCCTCCGGCCACGACCTGGCTGCGGAGAAGCTGCTGCATCCGGACGCCATGGGGGTGCTGGTACCCGGCAGGGACAAGCATTTCTACTCTTCAGGGGCGTTCAACCTGATCCAGTTGATTTTCTATATTCTCAGACAGACAGGCCCGGCACACCTGCTGCTTACTACCTATTCCATCTCCATGGACAGCATTGCGGCGATTCATCGGAAGGTGGAAACGGGTGAGCTGTTGTCGGTGCGGTTCCTGATAGACAACCGGGTACGCAGCATATCACCCAAACCGTTCGATTATCTGGTAACCACGTTCCCGGACTGCTACCGTTGCCTCGCGCTTCATGCGAAGGTGGCGCTGCTGTATAACGAGGACTGGAAGATTACCGTAGTGGGCAGCCAGAACGCCACGCACAACCCGAAGCTGGAACGTGGAATCATCCATACCGGCAGAGATATTTTTGATTTTGACTTTAAAATGCTGAATGATGAATTTGACTCAGGAACAACGTGAGGAGATAGAGAAGATGGCCTATCGTTTGATCCCTCCGGGGCTGATAGCCATCAATATCGGTGCCGACGAGACGGACTTTCTCGCGGAACTCCGCACACCGGGCACCGAAGTCCGGACCGCCTTCTACCGGGGGCATCTTCGCCAGACGGTCGAACTCAGGGAGTCACTCATCAAGTCGGCCGTCAATGGCAGCAACCCGGCACAGCAGGAGCTTGTCAAGTTCATCAAATCGCAACAGCAGTATCTTGAGTATGAATAACAACCGTCTAACGGCATCCAAAAGCAAGGCCGCATTGGAGGAGCAATCCTACGACCTTATACAGCAGCACATCATCGACCCGGAAAACAGTCCGCTACCGGAGCATCTGCGTGTACAGTGCAACCGGGTGCTGCAGATAGCACGCCTTTTGGATGACTATCCGAACGAGAGCCACATCATCAACATCATGCTGGCAAAATACCGTATCTCGCGTACCCAGATAAGGAAGGACATTGCCCTGGCAAAAGAACTGTTCAAGACACAGCACCAGTTCGACTGGGACTTCTGGTATGCCTGGATGATCAAGGACCAGATTCAGCTTATCCGGGATTGCAAACTCAAAGGTGATCTCAAGCAATGGAACAACGCCAAGAAAGTACTGCATCAGATGATTGGTGAGAAGCCGGCTTCCGTCGAGGACCCGCGACGCATGGAGAAGAACGTGATTAATATTCAGATAAACAATATGGGCAAAATGGTGAACATCCCACTGGATGCCGTCCGCAACCTTTCCCAGGAAGAGCAGAAGGTTCTGGTGGATTCGATGTACACGCCTATCGACGACGCACAAGCGGAAGAAATAATGAACTCATAACAGATTACCCATGAAAAAATTGACAAACAAACGACTCATCTCTTACCTGGTTGACCATAAGCACATTGATATGGTATCGGTCAGCAAGACACAGATTGTCTGTACCGTATCCACCAGGTTCAGGCCGGAAGAGGTGCCACAGCTGCTGGCTGATACCGGGCAGGACATGCCCCGCATGACTTCCTCCGAAGGTGTGAACTACATTGTTTTCCCACGATATTGATACGGCAGAGCAATGGACGAAAACGTCTGGGAAGAGGTCATACAGGTCAATCCGGCGCAGGCGGCATTCCTCGTGATGCCGTACAAGAACGGATATGTCATCTACTCGCGTGCCACGGGTAAATCATTCATTACCGGTGCCGTGATAGATGACAACATCCGGCTGATGCCACGCGGCATCACCACACTCACCCAGGCCACCATCGGGCAGGCATTGACTAAGACCCTGCCTTCAGCTTTCAAGATGCTGGAGATGCTTGGTTATAAGCAGTGGGATCCGGTCAGCAAGACCGGTGACTATGTGGTGTGCCGCCGTCCCATCGAGGGATGGTACAAGCCATACGAGCACATCATGTCATTCGAGTACGGCATCAGCTTCAGTAACGGGCACATGCTTTATATACTCACCCAGGGCGGTAACAGCCGCGGTCCGAATGCGGACTACAACATCACCGATGAAGCGCTGACACTCGACAAGGAGAAGTTCGACCAGGAGGCGGCGCCGACCAACCGGGGTAATGAACACATCTTTGGCCGCAAGTCCGAGAATCCCGTTCTGAAGCATCACGGCAACACCTTCCTTTCCTCCATGCCTTACACGCCTGAACAGAAATGGTTGCTTGAACCGGCCAAGTATTATGAAGAAGAACGCGGCATCCGGCTGTTTGATGTCTGGAATAAGATTGTGCGGTTACAGATGCAGCTCATTGATGCAAGGATTGCGAATGATGCGGGACTGTTCAAGGAGATCTGGAACGAGACCGTCCGTCTCAGGCAAAGTATCACGCCGTTCGTTTCACGTGACGGCACGCTCTTTATCCTTGGCTCCATCTTCGACAACATCGCCAATGTGGGCATGAACTATATCCTGAACCAGTACAAGGTGATGGATAAGCTTTCCTTCATGATAGAGATCCTGAACTTCATGGTGGATAAGATTGATAGCTGCTACTACCAGTTGGATGAACGCCATATCTATTACAATGCGACCAATGACGACTATATCCGTGACTTTGCCGAAGATCATAACTACAACTGGCAGCAGCTTGCCAATAACGATGACAGCCGGCGTGACCTGGACTGCAATCCCAACCAGCCGATAGAGCTGACACCCGACTGGGGTTCTGCTGCCTCATTCCTGGAAGTGGCGCAGGAGCGCAACTATGACTTCGTGACGAAGCTGCTGACCCGCGAGCCGGTGGACAACAACATCAACGAGTTCTTCGTCAAGCGTGATGAAGAGGATGACACCATGGTGAACGCGCTGATGGACAAGTTCTGTCACTACTACCGTAACCATATCAACAAACACCTGCATTATTACCGTGACCGTTACGGGGATGCACGCCGTGCCAACAACAAGAAGTCCTACAACGAGCTTGCCATCGAGCGTCTGGAGAAACATGGGTGGACGGTGGAACAGCACACCCATGCGGGCATGGAGCCACCGCAGCATGACAAGTACCTGCTCTGGGCTTCCATCCTGGCAGAGAAAGACGAACGGTTCCCGAAGAAGCGTTTCAACGGCTCGAAATGCAAATATACACTCATCTCCATGAACAACACGCGTGTCATCGAGGACCGCGAGGGGCGTTTTGCCAAGGATAAGCGCAGCGAGCGTAACCAGTCCATCCTTCCGGAAGAAGCCACCCACTTCGGTGATGCGGTGGATAAGCGTGTATGGACGAAGTACGGGCACCTGCTCAGGCAGGCATACGGATTCGTGGACGCACGTATCTGATTCACCTCATACACATACATCCGCAATCACAATCGCAATGCTTATGGCAGGACTCGCAACGTCCGCAATGGGAATCGCTGCACTTTAGGACAGAACGTCACATGCAGGACTGGCCGAGGGGCATCCTCCTTGTCATATTTCCTTGCTTCTTGCGCTTTTGGTTGCGTTTTTGGATAGGGCGCGGTCGGCAGAAACTTCCGTTTCTGTTTCCATTCGGATGGAAAGAGGGGTATTATGTATTCATTATCAAAGAAGTATATTTCTTATAACATTCATTAACAAAGAGCACGGCGCGCGCAAAATCCGTACTGAAGGAACAGGCAGGCAAATCTATTTCCTCCAGTACGGATTTTGCGCGTCTCAGCGGTAAGTAGCGGCAGCTACTTGCGTTTGTCCGCATCCATGCAGGTAGCCCCGGTCTTTTCCGTTTCAATAGCTAAGGTAGAGACCGTAGAGCGGTATAGTTTTCAACTATGCGTTTCAGGCTGTTTCCTTTTCTGATTGTCGCCCTTCATTTCTGTCCCCTATCACCACGCAGTTTCGCTTTTTTGTGCTGCAAAGGTAAATGTTGACGTCGCTGGCTCAAGTTCGGGCTGACGTTTCATAAAAAATCTCCACCCTTCGGGTAGTATTCAGGCCGTTCCGGTTTTCTGAAAAACTTGCTCTTGCTCCTTACAACACCTTTTGATGCAGCGTAAAAAAGGCGAAACATACCGCGTAGCGACAGGCGACGCAGAAAAAAAAAGCTCCAATCAGGGAAACAGCCAAATTTGAAAAGGCTCACACCCGGAAGCTCAAGGTTCAACATAAAAATTGCAGCATTATGAAAACATTTACTTACAAACAGGCTATCGAGGTCTTGAACAAGTATTTCAAGGGATACAGAATATTGAAGAAGTTTGACGGGATTAGGGAGCTGAGCATTCTTTTTCGGGATGTGAACGGGAAAAAATGGGAATTGCTTTCAACAGCCGACCCCTATTTTCAGACGGTGGAGGATTATGTGATTATAGAGGCGTAATATTTTAATACATAGAATCATGAAAAAGGAAAGAGACGAAAAGAAAGAACGTGAAGCACGCTTGCTGAAAAGGCAACAGTTAAAAATATTGTCGCAGTCGTTGGTTGCCCGTAGGGAGATGGGCGAATACATGGGTAACGAGGATGACACGGTAAACGGTCTGTTGCGGTTTTACTATGCCTGCAAGGGGTACACCAACCTAAAGACTTTCAAGGAGTGGAAAGAGGCGGGCTACACCGTTCGCAAAGGAGAAAAAGCCCTGCTTATATGGGGAATGCCCATCACATCGAAAGCGGAAAAGCAGCGCATTGAGGAACTGAAAAAACAAGGCCGGGAAGAGGAAGCGAAAGAGGACTTTTTCCCCTTATGCTATCTCTTTGCCGAAAGCCAGGTGCACAAGTTAGAGAAGTAGGTTAACCACTATTTATAAATCATTAATTATTAACTTTTTAAAATTTACAACAATGGAAAAAGAAGTAAAAACAATCGGTCAGGAAGTAACTAAGGCAGTAGAAACCATGAAAGAGGCAGGCAAGCAGGGAAAGCAGCCCCAACAGCAACAAGAGAAAGCGGAAAAGCCCGATACCCCCAAGGGTAAGGGGAAGACCCCTAAAAAGGACGAGGCTGCCAAATTGCAGGAGGAAATCAACCGCAAAACGAAAGAGCTGGAAAAATGTTTGGCCGAGCTGGAACGGAAGAAAGAGATTTCCCGTAACCGTACCGCATTCATCAACGCTATGGATAAGCTGGATGAAGCGGCAGGAAAGCTGAAAGAGGACAACTCTTTTGAAACGACCCTCTATAAATTGCGGTTTGCGGACGCTTCGGGCTATGGCAGTAATAGCGACATCTTTACCATTTCTAACCGTTATTTGCTGGAAGAGTTCATAAAGTTTATGAAGAAAAAAATACAGTCGAAAATCGAAGAACTGGAGCAGCTTCTAATCAGTGAATAACAAACAGAATAGCCCACTTTCGGGTGGGCTACCTAATAAAAAACGGATATTATGGATACTTTATTTGATAGTCCATGCCGCTACATGAGCGACAGCGAACTTTTGTACGAGATTACCAACAATAGGAAAATTGTAGCGGAAACGGAACAGAATGACGGGGAATATGACTTGGGCAGCTTGTTTTCTTCATTGACGCCCGGCCGCAAAAAGGTGGCTGTAGCCGCCATTGAATTATACAAACGTCTGCAAAGCAGGTATAGGGGGCAGGATGATATGCGTTGCAGCCTGGATATATGCGCACTTATGCAGCCTTTTTTGTGGGATTTGCCGAATGAGGAATTTTGGGTGTTGGCTCTGAATAATGCTTCCCGTCTCATCAAGAAAGTACGTGTTTCTGTCGGCGGCATCAATCAGACTGTTGTAGATGTCAGACTGGTCGTGCGTGTATTGGTGGAGACGGGAGCAACGCAATTTGTGGCCGTGCATAATCATCCGAGCGGTAATAAACAGCCGAGCGGAAACGATAAACAGATTACGGAAAAGTTAAGAAAAGCGGCTGAATTGTTGGATATACACCTGATGGACCATATAATAATAGCAGGTGACACTTATTACAGTTTCAGTGATGAAGGACTTTTGTAGGGAACGGGTGCAGGGTGCACCCATTCCGTTTGCTCGCACGCTCGCAAACGGAATGGGACCCGAAAAGCGGAATGACTGGTCGTGTTACCGTTCCTTCAACCACGGAGGGGATTAAAACGATATAAAAAGATGGTATTCACCGTATTGGAAAAGAGTTTTTATCCGTTGTGTAGTTATTGTTTGACAGCGTATTATACAATGTGATTTTCGAAGGCTTCCATGTGATGTGAAAGCCTTTTTTGTTCGTTACAAAGCATGAAGGAGGTTTTGATAGATTTCGGAAGCGGAGCAAAAAACTCCGTTTCATTTTTGTCGTTACAAATATTATTCCCATATTCGCAAAGTAGTTATGATAAGATAGTACAATGTAAAACGGGGGCATACGGGTTATGTTGTAACAAAATATTTTAGATCGCGATTCGATAGAGTTTACTTAGTAGCGGCATGCCCGTCGTGAATGGTAAGCTCTATTTTTTTCGCTTCCATTTATTTGAGCAAAAAACTCCATCTGTCAATGATGATTTTGAAGTGAAAAATAATTATGTTTTTATTATGAAAAGAATAACGTTTCTGTGCATAAGTCTATTATGCATATTGGCATTAAAAGCCCAAACAGCTTCGGTTAGAAAAATCTGGTTAGAATTCGATGTTACTCAAAACGGAGTTTCGGGGATGAAAGTACATCTTGCATTTGACATCCAGAATATGAAAGGACGTAACGGAAAAGTTATCGCTTACTTTGATAGTCCGAAAGGGACGGGAGTAAAGGATAAAAATGGCAAATATTGTACAAGTGGTGGCACTGTATGTACAAGTATAGACATTTGTCCCAATTATGATAACAGTGTTTATGATGACTTGGACCTTTTTATACCAATTGACGAACTGCATTTATATCCGGGAAAGCGGAATTATTATTGCCGGGCATTTATCCAAGACCTTAGTTCTAGAAAATTTTTAGCCAATAGTGAGTTTGTAAGTTTCGAAGGTACAGGAGTAGATAATAAATCAAACAATAATTCACATGCAGCAGTTAAAAATTTCCCAGATAAACAAACTTTTTATTATACTAACAGTCAACACTCCGGTCTTGTTAAAGCACAATTCTACTATGATAATCAAAATGAACCGGTTTGCCTGATTTCTACAGGAAATTCTCTCCAATATTATTGGTGGGGAAGTAATAGTAGCAATGCTTTGGAATTTTATGGTTTCCAATATACTGCAGAGACACAATCTAAGGCCAGTCCTTATGGGCCTATTCCGATGATTACCTATACAGGACGGATTATTAAATCGAAGAACTCTAATAGAATTTCTTTGTCATCCGACTATAACAAACTTGTTATTAATAACAATTATGTATATAATGTTCGGATAAGCCAACAAGAATATGAGGGGTTATGGAGCCAAATGTTCGGAAATAGTGGAGGTGGTTCAAATGTAGTTGTTCCAAATGGAGGAATACATAATGGAACAAGTGGTGGAACTACTACTCCAAGTCATCAGGATACCCGTTGTAAATATTGTCATGGTACGGGAAATTGCAGTAGCTGTAATGGAAAAGGTTATAAATTCAATTCTTATTCCGGCCATGATGATACTTGCCCGTCATGTAATGGAAGCGGACGCTGTTTTAATTGTCGTGGAACAGGAAGACAACGGTAGTTGCTATTAATTAAATATCTAAATATTATACTGTCATTGTCATTATAGCTGTAGTAATTATAGCTATAATTGTCATATGAAAAATCATAAAGTATTTAACTAAACATTTTTATTGTATTCATTAAAAGCTCTTGTCCTTTCTGGATAGGGCTTTTTTTGTCCTATGAGAGCGGATGGTTGGGTTCTATCTTTGTGACAAAAAAAGAGATATGATACGCTTTTTCACAAGATTCGTCGCCACCTATGGGTATGATTCACCGAAGGAGTTCTTTCTTTCGGTGGCTCCGAGCTTCAAGTACAACCTGCAATTTCCGGCCATCTCCTTCAGCGCCGTCACTGCCGTAGTCAGCGAATGGATAGGCATTACACCGTTCCTGGCCATGGCCATGCTCGTCGCCATTGTCTCAGAGATGTGGACGGGCATCCGGGCAAGTAAGGTCCAGGGAATAGGATTTGAAAGCTTCCGTTTCTCACGCTGCATCATCAAGCTGTGTATCTGGCTGACTATCATCTATATCACCCACTCGTTCTATCTGGAGAGCAAGGCCGGAGCAGAAGAAAGCTTTGTCATGCTGCTGGCCACCCTATTCTTTTCCATTGTCAAGGTGTTCGTCATGACCTGGTTCTGCGTCGAGCACGTGACAAGCATACTGGAGAACCTGGCAGTCATCGACGGCAAGCCGAAAGATACGCTGATCAAGCAGGTGGGAATATTGTGGGTGACAGTCACGGATAAATTCAGAAGAAAGGCCGATGAGACGGAAGGTTAGCCATATGTTGCTTTGTGCGGTTATCGCATTTCTTTCCGGCTGGGCCGGCCACTGGCTGGGTTCCCGGAAACGGAGCATTGTCCATGTACCGGAAACGGTGGTCAAGCATGATACAATACGCCCTGCCATTCCGGAAGCGGAGGTGATTATCCGTGAGGTACCCACAGAAGTGGATACGGCGGCTATACTGGCCGACTATTTCTCGGAGAAGCATTATCTTAATACAATTATTGAACGCCCTTACCTGAAAGTGGAGCTGACCGACGTGATATCCCACAATTCATTACTTGACCGCACGGTAGTGGTGGACTACCAGCAACCGATCGTCTGCAACAACGCGCTGGTGGTGGGAATGGATGCGGGACGTTACGGATGTGTACTGTCCGCAGGGTACCGGCGTAAGTCCTGGGAGTTCAGGGCGGGCTATGACTTGTACAACAGGTCGCTGGTGTTGGGAGTATCTAAAGACTTATGGAGATGGTGACAAATCTTGTAAATGATTCATATGTATTTTCCTCTGACATGCAGGACATCCGCATTGCGGACGTGCATGACAAACTGAGCCTCAGGATGGAGGTTGACGGGCAGGAGGCACTGTCCGAAATTTATTATCCGGACCACAGCAACACAGTCATCATTTGCGACCCCGGAGACATTATCAATGAGTATTTTGTACGTCCTGAACTCAACGGTGGGGATGACCGTGTGGCCTTGCCGCCCATGGAGATACGGCTGGAACTCTCGGACAGCGAGTCCACCGAAAACTATACCCTGCATGTATTTTACTCAAGGTATCATGTGTCTTTTGACCCGCAGACGGACTTTATCTTCTACTCCCGATATAAAATCAAGCATATCAGGCAGAACAGCATTGACTATCTCTCCTTTTTCGTCTCGGCCAGGACAGAGGTATTTATAGACATCATATACATGGAGTCCGGCTCCAGCATCAAGAAAACCGTAAAGCTCGAACTGTCCGGCACAGACCGCATGACGGCATATAACATGAGTCCGGTAAAGATAAGCCGGCTCTCAGGCGTCCAATGCGACAATATCATATCGTATGACGCACGCATCACCAACGGTACATTGACAGACCTTGTAAGGTATGTCCTTGACCGGCAGAACCACCGGGAAATGCACCAGTTCCTCTACTATAACGTGTTCGGGCTCCCGGAATCGATTTCATTTTCCGGACTGGTACAGTACAGTCCGGAACTGGAGGGGGATATTGCGGACCTGACGAAACAGAAACGGAGGTTCAGCCCTTTCTTCAACGATTTACGCACTGTCAATACCGGCTATCTGGACGAAAACAAATACAAGGCATTGGTGGACATGCTGACTTCTCCGGTACAGCGATGGTATGACACGCCTTCACTCCCGATGGAGATCATCATCACGGACATCGACTTTACCCATACCAAGATGGGGAACCAGCGGGTGAACGTGAACCTCACCTTCTGCCCGGCAAGCAGAAAGCACCAGGTATTTGACCGGTACTCGTTCGGTGGAGGAATATTCGACTACACATTTGACAGAACATTTGAATGATATAACGATATGGAGACAATACGCAGAAACCTGGCTCTGGCCGACATGGATATCCGCACGGACGAACGCGGACGCCGGCGCATCTTTTCGATAAAGTTCGTCAGCAAGGAAGGCAAGGTCTATTTCATGCCCCAGGCCTACGCCTGCGGTGCAGGACGCATGAACATGAAGGAATACCAGCTCCGGGGCGTGCAGCCCTGCGACTGCAAAGGAAATCCGGAAGGACACCCCTACCCTGTGGATATTGACCTGATACTGGAGTATAACAAAAAGAAAATAATATTCTGATGAACATATTGTTTAATTCAAGCGGCATTCCCCTGCTGATGCAGTCCACGTACATATTCGGCGAAACGACGGGGACACCCCAGAACGAAATGAAGGAGCGTACCCGAATCCTGGCGCCATATGACTTGTCGAATGTTTCCTATATAGACATCGACGGAGTGAAGGTGCGTCCATGGGGAGATGAGAATGATTTCCCTCAGAAGGCGGCTGAAGAGATAGGAAACACCAGCGTGCTCAACACCGGACTGAAATTCCTCCGGAATCTGACTCTCGGCCAGGGCATTTATCCATGCACGGTGGCGGGTTACGACAATGGCGGCAACGAGATGCTGAAGCCCGTTACCGATAGCCGGGTACAAGCTTTTATTGCTTCCCGGAATGTGAGGCGCTACATGGAGAAGGTGCTTCGGGATTACCTGAAGTTCGGCAACGGTGCCGTCCAGTTTGTGCCGTCGGCTGCCGGCAATTCTTTTGCAGGGGTCAATCCGGTCAATGCGCTTTACCGCCGCTATTCCGAAGTGGACGAATACGGCGCCTGCAAGTGCATCATTTCCGGATATTGGCCGCAACGTCCGGACAAGGGACAATACACCAGGCTGGATGTGCTCTCCGAATACGACCCGCAGATGCACGCCGAGGTGTTGAAGTTTGCCGGAAAGGTGAAGGACGGTTTCATCATGCCGGTACGCGACAGCTGGAGCAACGACGACCTTTACGGCATGCCCATCTGGTGGCCCGCCTACGTTTGTGGATGGGTGGAGATAGCCCATCTTATCCCCCATTTCCTCAAGAAAGCCTACAAGAACCAGATAACCTGGAAGTGGCATGTACAGATACCGTATTCCTACTGGGAGAAGAAATACCCGTCCAAGGACTATTCTGCCAAGGAGCGTGAGGCGGCCATACAGAAATATATGGACTCTGTGGAGCAGAACCTTTGCGGACCGGACAATGCGGAGAAGCCCATCTTCTCTCATTATGCCGTGAACGAGATGAACGGCAGGATTGAGGAGGAGTGGAAAATCAAGCCGCTGGAGAACAAATACCAGGGCAGTGACAATCTTCCGGTGTCGGCAGCCGCCAACTCGGAAATTCTGTTTGCATTGATGGTGAATCCGAATGTGCTCGGTGCAGGTATGCCCGGTGGCACCTATGCCGGCAACCAGGGCGGTTCCAATATCCGTGAGGCTTTCCTTGTGAACATTGCCAACGCGTGGATTGACCGGCAGAATATCCTGGACCCTATAGAACTCTATATCAAAATGAACGGTATGCCGGAATGCGAGCTGCGTTTCCGCAATACCGTTTTAGTAACCCTCGATACCGGCAGCGGTACCAAAAAAACATTGAGCTAATGATATTCAGTGCAAAAAAATGGAACAACGGCAAGGAGCTGAAAGCGGTGATGAAGGTGAACACCGCCATCTCCTTTGACATGATGGAGGCACCGCTTCGGAATGCTTTCCGGCAATACCTTGTACCGTTATTGGGCGATGCGATGGCGGGAGAAGTGGTCGAGATATACGAATTCGGTCCAAATCCGGATGTATTGGAACAGAATACCGAAGGGGCAACCGAACGGGAGAAACTGGACAGCCGCCTGCTGGAGATTTGCAAACGCGCGAACGCGAACCTGGCGTTCTGGAACGATTTCGATGAAATCAGCATGCGTATCACCGATGCGGGATTCCAACGTCAGAAATCCGACAACGGCGAATCATTCCAGCAGGTGTACAAGTACCAGGAAGATAACCTGCGGACATCGTTACGCAACAAGGGGTTCAATGCGCTCGACGAGCTGCTTGAGTTTCTGTATGCCCATATAGCCGAATATCCGGAGTTCGCGTCCTCCCAGGCCTATCAGGACCGTAAATCGGCCATTGTCCGCAGTACCGCGGATGTCAATGACGTCTGTTTTATCAATGGCAGCCGGATTGTTTTCCTTCGCCTGCAGCCGCACCTGAAGTTTGCCGAGGAGATGCTCCTTCAGCCGGCCATCGGTGACAAGCTGTATGAGCATCTGATTGACGGACTGGTAAATCCCCCAGAAGATGAAGAAGCCCGGAAGAGCATGGAGCGGTTGCGCCTTGCCTGCTCCCGCTACATTGTGGCAATGGCGGTCAGACGGCTGCTGATGGAGACGGGTAGCGTCACGGACCGGGGACTGTACTTCACCGCTGTACAGCCGGGTGAGAAGGGCAATGAGGAAAAGAGACCCGTCGATGCGGAGCGTATCGCCGTACAGATTCAGAATCTGAAAACGGATGCGGACATGTACATGACCGTGCTGCTGCGTACGGTACGGAGTTGTTTTGAAAATTTCTATGAGGGTGATCCCAGGCAGATATACGACCGGGACAATGACCATAAGCGCACATTCTGGACATGAGGGAGCTTCGCATTACATACCGTCGTTTGGGTGTCCGTCATGAGATAATCCGTCAGATACCTCAGAAATGGGAGGAACTGACACCGACACAGTTCCTGCTCGTGTCGCGGCTTTATCTTCAGGAAATAGACGAACCATCCTTCCTGAAGGAGTTCTATTCCCTGCCGTCCGGGGTCGGTTCCGACACCTATTACAATTACAAGTTGAGCGAACTGGTGGAGTTCATCAGCGACTGCCGTGTCCGGATGGACCGCTTTATCCTTCCTGCCGTCTCCGGGCTGAAAGCGCCGGGTGACCGCCTGAAGGGAATGTGTTTCGAGCACTTCATGCACGTGGACACGGCTTTCAACCGATATGTCCGTGACGGCAAGGATGCCTCACTGGACACTTTCGTATCAATGCTCTATTTGAAGGACAACGAATATATTGTCCTACCGGCGGGCGGGAAAAACGGCTTATTTAGCAGGCAGAAACCGCTGATACTGCAAAAACGGATAATGAAGGTGGCAAAAATTGACAGGCACGTCAAGTATGCCGTATTCCTGAACTACGTTTTTGTCAAGAGGTGGCTTTCAAAGGCTTTTCCTTTCCTCTTTCCGTTGGATGATGAACCGGAACCGGAGGAAAATCGGAAAAGACCAACAGCACCGTCTGTCAACTGGCTCGACATCTTCGACGCTTTTGTCGGTGACGATGTGGCAGTGATGGAGAAATACCAGGCAATGCCGGTGGCAACGGCATTCCGTATATTGAATAAAAGAATCCGTGACGCTCAAAAACAGAAGAAATGACTTTTTCGGAATACATAGAGAAGCTGGCTGAAAGGCATGTCGATATACGACACAAGGAGAATGATGAAGTACACTTCCTCTCATCAGAACGGGAGAAGCATACGGCACTGGACAGCGTACTCCACTATCCGGCAGTGATTGTGGACCGTGGCTCAGGATTCGGTTACGGTGGTAATCCGGGTGCATACCGAAAAGACCGCGATTACCTGCTCTTCATTGTGGAACATGTGTCCGACACCTCCGACTATGAGCAGATAGAGGCTGCCCTTGACAAGTGCGAGCGCATTCTTGATGAGCTACTCAACCAAATTTTGGAAGACAAAAGGATGAAAAGGCTGTGGCTCGCTTTTTCCTTGGAAGATGTAGAAGCGGATTATGTGGTGAACAATGATAACCAGCTCTACGGTGTAGTTGCAGCTGTTAGTCTGTCCGAACCTTATAAAGCTTTGAACTGCCGGAAGGCATTTGTATTATAATATGGCAGATACGATTAACATACTCAAGGAACTTGCCCTACAGGTACGGTACGCTACCCAGGAGAATGAAAATACGGCAGAACGGGTAGGCCGCACGCTGGTCGGAATCTTGAATCTGTTATCCAAATACTCCCCTGAAGAATTGGAGAAGATTTTTCTGAGGAAAGACAAAGAGGACGGCACTCCCTTCCCCATGACCTTCGGAGATTGGGTCAAGTTCGGTGAGTTCATCAGCGGTATTTCCGGAGGGTGTATCGATAAGAATGGCATCCTTGAAATGGAAGAGGGCATATTCCGCAAACGTCTGTTTGTTCCGGAGATTGCCTATAACCGCGTGACCTATTTCAAAGGACGTATGTGTGCCTCTCCCGGAGGTGGATGTACGGTCAAAGAATGGAGCGACAACGGTGACGGCAGCTATACCATAACTCCAGACTTGACGGATGCCGACGGGCTGAGCCAGTTTGTGGATGATATACTTACTACTTACTTCGTCACCAAGAACGCCGAAGGCAAGCTGCAGGGGTTCGAGGAGATGAAGTTCCGGGTGACTTCTGCCGACTATACAGCCAAGACATTCGTCATGACGCCGAAACCGGGTACCGACTGGAAGCCGGGGGATGCGATGGTACTCGCCCAGACGGGTAACTTTACAGACCCGGAACGGCAGACGTACATCCTGATTGATACGGTTAACGGCAACAACTGCATCACTTTCTTCGACCACGCCAATACCTGGGATGTCGAGCCTGCCCAGGAAGTCTCGTGGATTGGCAAGAAGAAAGGTCGTACCGTGCATGGCATTCCTGCAGACAATTATTCGGCTGTTTTTCGCCACGTCATCATGTCCGGCAAGATATTCCAGGTGGATGACATCACCGGTGAGGCTTTCCGGGTGCCATTGTTCAAGGGAACGTGGAAAAAGGGTGAGAAGTATGCCTATTACGATGAGGTGACGCATAACGGCAGCTCCTGGATATGTGTCAATGAGAAAGGCACGTCTACAGAACCGGCAGACGGCAATGCTGATTGGTTGAAATATGCGGCCAAGGGAGAAAGCGGCAAGGGTATCAAGTCTACCGATGTGGAATACGCGATATCGGTGTCGAATGTCATTGCCCCGGTGGACGGTTGGCAGACTACCTCCCCAGAATGGGAAGCCGGCAAGTATATCTGGTCGCGGACGAAGATTGTCTATTCTGATGGCGAAGTCAAGTACACACAAGCGGCTTGTATCAGTGGTGGGCAGGGAGCTGACGGCAAGGGCATCAAGTCCATTACCGAAGAATACTACCTTTCCTCTTCATCGGCCACCACAACCGGAGGCGAGTGGCAGACTACCTCTCCGGCATGGAAAAACGGATGGTATATCTGGACCCGGACAAGGATAGTCTTTACTGACAATACTTCCACCACAACGAACGCCATCTGTGTGACTGGCAGCAAGGGGGCAGACGGTACAAGCATCACCAACTGCGGTGAATGGGAAACCGGCAAGCATATACCTTACATGGGTATTACCAAGATGGCTGGACGTGTGTTTTTATGTGTCGCTCCTGATGGTACCGACAATCCTCCGATGTGGACTCAGACGACCAATGAGGGAAGACGCATCCTGCAGACGCAGAACGGTGGCAAATCCTACGGTTATACCATTACCGGGGACTTGAATACGGCTGAGTATGAGCTGCTGGTGGAGAACGGCCAGGATGGGCGTGACGGTAGGGATTATGAGTGGATATTCAAACATACGACAGAGAATGTGACGCCTCCTACGCCAGCCACCTTGCAGGTGGATGACTACGTGCCGTCCGGCTGGCATGATGACCCAATTGGTGTCAGCGAGAGCCTGCCATACGAGTGGGCTTGTTGCCGCACGAAGAAGGACGGTGTATGGAGCGCGTTCAGTCCGGCCGCCATCTGGGCCAAGTGGGGCTTTGACGGCGAGTCGGCCATTGTAGCCGATTTCGACAACGAGATGGAAAGCATTGCCTTGACATACGAAGGAAAGACCGTTGCGCAGTCCGTGCTCAATACGACCGTCGGCATGTGGTATGGTACGAAGAAACTACAGCTCAAGTCCATCTCATGCGTGACCCCGGCAGGTGTCACGGAGAGCTACAATGTCAATACGGGTGTGATAGCCTTCACCGTACAGGCCGGTGTCTCAATGCCTGCACGTTCAGAGGTCAGGATAACCGTTACGGCTACTATCCAAGGCACTGATATAAGCCGTGAGCTGGTGTTCACCATTACCGGGGTGCGTGCCGGTAATCCAGGCAGTGATGCGGTACTCTATAGGCTGGTGCCTTCCGTCTCATCGGTAAGCAAGCGGAAGGACGGTACTTACAGCGTGGCAAGCGTGTCATGTACACGCACCAAGTCGGTCGGTGGCAGTACTGCTGTTACGACGGATGGTGTGCTGAAATACAGTAAGGACGGTGGTTCGGAGGTCGAGATACAGAACGGCACGGCCATTTCCCCAAAGAACTTCACGGCGCAGCTGCAATTTGTCTATTACGTGGGTGGGCAGGTCGTGGACCGGGAAACTATTCCTATGGTTGTGGACGGTACCGACGGTAATCCTGGAAAACCTGGCGGTGACGGCGAATCAGTCAAGGCTGGCGGTGAGTGGCGCACGGCTAATACTCCATACAAGAAGCTCACCATCTGTACGATGGGGAGTCGCTCCTGGCTCTCAAAGGTTGATACTTCGAATCCACCTCTATGGACTCAGACAACTCATGACGGGAGGCGAATCACTCAGACCCAAAACGGCGGCAAGTCCTACGGTTATATTATTACCGAAGAAGTGAACACCGACGAATGGGAACAACTGACATCAGACGGCGGCATGGTCTATCTCATCAGTACATGCAGCAATATCCGGGTGAGCAATGCCGGGTCGCTTGTTCCTTCGGCTTTCCGCGTCTATGCCAAGCGGACGCTTGGTAGCGCCACATTGACTTATCCGGACGGATATCTGGCCGCACGGGGGTACAGCAACGGGATATGGAGCGCCATCGCAGGGCCTTCGAGGGCTTCCGAGATTACGGTCAACGCTTCTGCAGGGTATTCAACGTTTTCAGTCCGCTGTTATCAGAGCCAGGCGGACGCTTCGGCATGGAATGACAGTTTCATTGCGGAGATATCAGTGGGTGTTAGCTATGACGGAGCAAGCGGACGGGACGCCAGTGAGCCACGCCCACGCGGTTTGTTTGTTAAGGGAAATACATACGTATGGAATGAAGATTACCATGACATCATACTGGCTATATTTAACAACCGTCCCATTCCATTCCGGGTACGGGCATACGGTACGTCGGTCACTGTCGCACCCTCGTCCATTGACGGTGATGCGAATTGGGAGGCGGCACAGCAGTATCAGTTCGTGGCGACTGACATGATGCTTTCCCGCAAGATACGTGCCGATGAAATCTATGTGGATGATTTGGTGGTACAGAATGTGCTGGCAAGGGATAAGAATGGAAATGTCACTTGTAGCATTGATGGTGAGACTGGAGAAGTCAATGTTCAAGGAAAAATTACAGCGACAGCGGCATTCATAAAGATACATGGGTTTAGTTCCAATGAAGGCTACTTTTACCTGAACCCCAATTTTGGTTCGGATTTTGGCAATGGGCGTCCCAGCAGAATAGGCCAAAGTGAATACATGCTTCCCAGTTCTGCACAATGTGTGGGTATGAAAATATCCTTGATCATATATAATAATTCTTCAGGGAGCACATATGGCTATGTGTCAGTTGTGACATCGGACGGATTTAATGATATGGAGTTGGTTGACGGTCAATACCATTATTGCAATAAGGCTCATATCACAGACCCTGGTGTTTATGAATTCATATCATTGGGAGGAGTCTGGATTTCAACCAATAAAAATGGCATTTCGTATTCGTATGCTGATTTGGGTGACCATGATTACGAAAACCCGGTTAATTAACAAACTAATATAAATGGAAAGATGTATGAAAGTTTTTTATGAAAGCAAGACAGTTATCTTGATGTGAGAACTCTTTTTGAGTTCTTCAGATATTATGGAAAAATTTGATTTATAATTTACAAAACGAGAATAAAAACAAAATGTTAAATCGGGTAATATTTCCAGGTGGAAATTATGCCCCTTAAATGTAAGAATATGGCAGAAGATATTAAAGAAAATGCAATGAGTGGTGGAACACCTGCAAGACTGCGTGGGCTGGCAGCAAATGGTAACAGTATTAGTCCGACATTGGAAGAGGTAATGAATGCGATGGGGATATATACAAAAAAATGGGATTCCAATAAAGGGGATTTGTTGGAAATAAATGCTCCGTATTCTATATTCATTATAGGAGAATCTGTCATTGGAGGGCATATAATGGGAGTGTTTGCCAACAATATTACAGTCTTGAGCAAAGCAAGACAGTTTTCCGAAACAAAAGACCAAGAAGGAACAATTAATATTTATAGGAAAGACGAACATAGTATAATTGTACAGAATAATATAGAAAAAATGAATATAAGAATATTATTCTTGTCTTCATATTAAGCTTATATGTCATAGATATTCTTTGCTGAATTATCCTTAATAGAGGACTTGTATTATACTCCCCATCTTCTGCCCATTAAATGTGTGAGATTATGGCAGAGAAGCAGGATATTAGGGAAGACCAAATGACGGAAATGACGAATCCTCAGAAAATTCGGTGTTTGGATTCAGAAGGAAATAGCGGACTTATACTATTATCCACGTTATTATTGAAAACGATGAGGAATGTAGGATATTTATCAAGCAATGATTTGAAAAATGTTGGAACAAGTTGCGGATATGCTATATCTACCGAAGACGGCTCAGGAATTAATGGCCTATTCCTATCTATTGAAGCAATGGGATATTATTTCCAAATTAAAGTCTCATATACTGGAGACTCTTTGAAATTTAGAGTATACAATAAAGAAAGCGATATTTGGATTAATTGGCGCTCTATATCTTTTACTTAATAAAACTTTGGAAATTACATAACCTTTATGTTGCCGAATCCTTTGCCCCTTAAATATATTAAATATGGCAAGTGATGACAGCTGAATTCAACTTGCAAATGCAACAGAATTCTGATTAATAATTTGTTTAAATTT